AGCCTGCAAGTTTATTTGCAAGGTTTACATCAAGTGTTCTAATTTTCTGTCCGAATGTATCAGCAATAACCTTACCAAGGAAAAGAATTCTATCACTAATCCATCTTTGATAACCAAATCTTATTTCTGTAACACTGTCGACAATTTCAGCGTGAACAATCTGATCCTTATTCTTTGGACGCATCCAAGCAAAGAATGTATCACTGCTTGTAAATGTATCATTTTGAACATATTGCCAATTTGTATTTGACATTACAGGAATCTCTATACCCGGTAGTAATAGTGGGTCTTTAATCATTCCTGCAGATAATTCAGTACCTAATGTATCCCACATTAGTTCCCCATATACGGCAGGTCTCATTAGATACAAGAATTCCTGTATGCTGAATGAATATGCTGATGTTGACATCCATGCTTCTTCAACCGGTGAACCATCACCATAGACCCATTCTGCATTGAAATGATCAAATGGTTCATACGGATTACCCGAATATGCTACTGGGAAAAGTGTCATTACAGAAATAATGTCGCCTAATGCATTAACTGGAATAATAGTGGATAATCCAGGTCTAGCCCACATAGGTTGTTCTTGTGGTAGCAGTGTGACAGGATCGTAGATGGCCGACGGGCCTTGGCGAATTATGCCGAATTCTAAGTCTTGCCACATGAGTGCATAAGCAGGTGTATTAGGCCATGCTTGTTGTCCATTTGTATTTGTTATACTTGGACCATATTGCGAAACCCACCATGCTGGCTGTTCGCTGAATCCTAGCATCTCCCACGGGCGTGTATCTGGATAATATGTATCGTAGTAATATTGGAAAATACCCTTCCAATTTCCAGGTAGATTCAAAGGATTTCCTAATCCATTGACTGCATCTCTATAATTATAAAGTTTCCAAATATTTCCTGTATATGGATTTGGAATTATTCCCGGATCTAAACTTGCTGTGGCCCAATCATTGACACGATAATTTGCCTTATATTTTGCAGACCACTTGTTTAGATAAGATTCTGTAATATCAAGATATTCTTGTCTTGTATAACGAGTTTGTCTAAAGTATCCCGATTTTACAGATTCTACTCTAACTGGTACATAATATTGATGACGAAATTTAGCTTCTAAACCATTATAAATTCTTCGTTCTAATTCTAATAATAATTGGTCTCTGTAATCTCCATAGGCAATTGTTTTAGATCCATCGTGTCCAATAACAACCCATGTAGGAATTGTATATGATGTATCCCATTCCATTCTTGGCAAGTAAACAGAATATGCTCCTACTTTTGTGGGTGTTGATGGAATATATGCGGGTATAGGATTCTGGTAAAGATAGAATACAAATGTTCCTCCACCGAATGTAGCACCTGCAACAATACCTACGCCTGTTGTTGAACTAGAGAATGTGAATTGTCCCGAAGTAGAAGTAACAACCTTATATGTTCCGTTATAAGCAGGTGTACCAGTAACTCCGGAAATTTGTACATAGGACCCAACAGTAAGAGCATTTCCTACATAATTTACTGTTACGGTAGGATTAATCACAGCACCGTTTCCGCTAATAGCTGTTATAGGAATAGGTGTATGTCCTAATACATTTACATTTAATTGAACTTCAATCGACAGGTTAGTAGATGTTATTGTATAATCTTCACCTATTAATAACATTTTCGGTTGTGTTGGAATTGTTGCATCATAAATGTACATCACATTTCTCGGATCATTTAGATCTATATAATCTACTAATGTGACTAATGCATTTGCAGGAACAATGTTTATTTCAGAAAAAGCAGGTGTACCATTTGCAACCATATAAGAATATGCAAATGCATTTGAGAATTCCTTAGAAACATTTACAGTTTTTAGAATTTCTTCAACCCATGCACTTATAACAATTGTATTATTGTAATATTGAACTGGATTAAATCCTTGATTGATAAGTTGTGATGCTGTTCTTAGATACTTATTTTTAAATTTTGTATATTCATCTTGGCTAAAACGTTCACTGATAATAAAATCTAAATCATCGGATGATGATACCAACATTGATTTTAATGCTGGGGCAACATTTTGTAGAATATATGATCCTATAGATCCATTCTTTCTAGAATCCCTATAATTATTAGGGCCACCAAAAGCTGAACCTGTAAATCCAATCTGATTAGCAATGATAGACGAAAACTGTTGAATTAGATTACTGCCACTAATTTCAGAAACTTCTAACTGAGTAGGATTTGCTTCTAATTGCTGTGGAATTTCAAAATATCCATTTGCAGCTGGATCTAATAAACCATGTGTATAGGTTAATAATTCAACAACAGGCGGTTGGCTCTGTGTTGTCAAGAGTAAATTTGTAAGATACGTTGTTAAAACAACATAGATATTATTATTGATTACAGAAAATGTATAACCATTTGTTACTGTTAATGAGTATGGAAGAATTTCTACTCCATTTACTGAAACAATAAGATCTGGTGCTGCAGGATAGCCGTATGGAGTCACGCTTAACATGAATTCATATTGAGTTCCATAACCTACAACATATTTGTCAATAACACGTTGCTTACTTACTTCAATACAGTTGACAGGCGGAGTTGGCACAATGTCTGGACAATTGCATAAATCGTATAGATTCCAAGCATTGTAGAGCACAGGATTTATAGATGTCTTATAGTAATAATAACCGTCGATAGGTATTAGAGTAAAACCATAGGTATATCTATCAGTGATTAGATTATTTTGAAATACTATATCGGATGCTTGCCCAAGTGATGTATAAACAATTGGGAATCCTAGTACAGGGTCACTGGTTGCACCGGGTTCGGTATTAACCTTGTAGGAAAAGATTTTACTACCCTCAAATGTACTTTGTGGATATGTTGTAGAATCGTCCAACATAATACCGTTGTGGTCATACAACTGAAATAATGGTGCTTGATTAGTAGAAATTTTATCGTTAAATGCTTCCTGCCACATCAGGTTAGAATAATACCATGTTGATCCTTTTTGCGCCCCATCATATGGCGCTGTTTCTGTAACAAAAACAATATCGCCTTCTAATACAGGTGTCATATAAGAGGTCTTAGGATAGAAAAATATCGAACCATCGAGCATTAGGTTTGCGACATAGATATATTGGTTGACTGCTGTTAGAGTACCTGCATCATATGGTGATGAATCCCATGCTGTTACATCCCACGGAAAGAAGTCCGATACAAATGGTGTAGTATCATTAAAGAAACCAACAAGATCACCATCATTCATATTAATACCATATGTTGTATTAATTGTAGAAAGCTGTTGATTCTGAAGGGTGGATATCAATAACGGATTACCAAACTGATCATCTCTAAACCCAAAGTTTAAATCATCTCTAAATTGAGTTCCTGATTTATAAAGTATTAGATCAGCATTAAATTGAATTATAGGTCTTAATGCTCTAGTAGCATTAATTGGAAAACCTGTACCTGTTGCAGCAATCGTTGCATTAATGGTATCAATATGAAACCACTTATTTGTTCTTGACCACGCATTCTGATCTAATGAGCCGCGCTCGATAGTAATATAATCACCATTACCTGGTTGAGTTTGGACTTCCCATGTATTGGCATCCCAGAAAGAATTTTGTATAATTCTTCCGGTTGATAGTTCAATATATCCATCCCATGGCAAAAACTCAAAAATTGTTCCGGCTGTATAATCGGGGAATTGGGGGACAAGCCGAATACCTATACAACCTCCTATATTTTCTATGACATGTGGTGCAGAGTATAAAGGATCATCGGCTAATATAATAGTCATACCCGATGATAATGTGAAGTTAGGTGGTGTAGCAGTTATTGGCGTTTTATACGATGGCTGACCAATAATACTTGAACCTAGTACACCAGATATTGTAATAGGTGATAATCCCTGTTCAACCCAATAATAGTTTGTATAGTTAATGAACATATCATAATCAATGGGCGGACCGAAACTATAATATTCAGACTCAAATAATCTATCCTGATTGAGCGTATTACCACCGTAATAATCAATTCTTTCAAGTAAATCTTCGTAAAAGAAAATATTTGATTTTGTGGCATCAGCATTTCGTGCGAAGGCAGTAGCTTCTAGTTGCCACCATGTTCTATTTTTAGATGGTTCTGGTAGATAAAAATCAGTAATTGGATTATAACTACCGGGATCTCTGCGACCTATATAGCCTGCTAGATATTCACTATCTTTCTTAGAAAAGACTTGATCAAATGTTGCATCAAAGAATTTCTTCTCTGTAACAGTTTGAAAGACTGCCGGTAATTTCTGGATATACTGAGTCATTAATTATACTCTCATGTTCTGATCTGTAAGGTTTGCTACGATCTGTACGTTATTTACTGTTGCTGTAGACATGAATAATTCTGTAGGGCTTGCTACAATTTCAAATAGATTACCAAATTGTGAACTGGAGTTATTAGGAACAATAACAACTGTACTAATTGTTGCTGTTAATTGTTGGTGAATAAATGCAGCAAGTTCTGTATAAAAGAACTTTTCTCCAAAATCCCAATTTCTGATATCGAAATATGTATCTATTGCAGAAATAACTTTCGTCTTAATTTCATTATCACTAATGTTAGTTGATGGTGCCTTAACAACTTTAAATGTTGCTTGTAATTCTGCTGCCGCCTGTGTTCCGAATAATATCTTAAATGATCCAGAATTCCATACCATTGAATCACTTATCATCTTATATTGATTAAGATCTTGGAATTGAATTCTGAGTTCTTCAGTTGTTGGTGCTGCAGGAATGGTAATGGTACTTCCATTATTATTTTTCCATATTGTCATATCTCTATAGAAACTATCTGTAATGACAATCATATCTATAATATTTGTTGCTGAGGGATCAACACGCTGATCAATTGGAGAATAATGACTCCACTTAAAATACAAAGGGAGTCTATCTAGTTCTGCAACAGATGTATTTTGTGTAAACACCTTACCATTTTTATCAAAGTGATATGTATCGAGTGATGATGTGACAAGTTTACCTGTTGGGTATGTTATTAAATCTGCAGATGTGCTTATACCTAAAGCATAATACACACCAAACCCCGGTGGGCTTATACTATAAATTAAGAATGATTTATTGAAGAAATAATTTGTCAATATATCTAATTTACTTGCAACATTCTGTGTATTGACTAACCACGGAAAAGCTGCCAAAGATGCAACGGTAGGGCCATTGAAGAATGCTGTAATTTGATTTGCTATATTATATGCGGTAGGAGTAGGGGGCAATGTATAATCATCATTAAGTTGTAATAAATTATTAATAAAAATTAAATCTGCCTGATCCATATAAACATAGTTCAATCCTAGAACACTAGCTGGATTCAAAATTTGTGAACCTGTTAATATTTGATCTGCTATGTATGGCGCACTATATAATGAACTAGGTGTTGGATCAATAATAGTTGAATTTACAGGAAAATATACATAAAGAGGAGTTGTGATATTTTGTAAATCTATACCCCAATTACATATCCACGGACGCGTACTTTGATAGCCAGTAACTTCATTATTGTATAATTCGAAAACAATTCTATCTTCGGGTGCTACAATCTCATCGAATGATTCTGGATTATCTGGAATACCATCATTATTTTCATCAACTAAAGATACCTGAACTTTTGAAGTATCAACATATCCGTCGTCTTGAGTGAATACTCCGCTAATATTAAAATCAACCCGTTGTTTTAAGAAAGCATATTGAGGATTAATAATTGGTTGTGGAGGTTCGTTATTATCTATTGTGCTATTTGTATTAATAAATGGCATAATTTCAATGCTATCTTGCAATGCTTGTCCTGATGAATTATCAATAATAATTTGTCCCGGTTCCCAATAGAATCTAACATTTCTGTATGATTCGAACACGTAGATTCTGCCACGTGCAGTTAAATCATACGTGGTTGTGCCTAATTGATTATTACTTGCAATGCTTATGTATAGTAAACCTCCAGCAGCATATGGCGGCCAATCAGAATATACTTCAGTATTTGGACCAGAGATAATAGCTGGTGCATATTTCCATGGTTGATTAACTTGATTCGATAACCCAGGTGTTGCTGCGGTAGATACTCCCCAATTATCATCAGAACCATAAACATCAGATACCTGTCCTAAAATATCATAATATAACCAGAATGATATACCAGCTTGAATTGCTGCAACTATGCGATTATTTTCGCTAGTTTTTAATTCATTTCTAAATGCAGGATATACTTTAACAGCCTGAAAGTTATTTTGTTCTTCTATACCTAATTCAACCGGACCGATATTAGCATATGGATTCAAAGGATTTACAATTGTCGGTAATCCCAGTTGAACTACATTACTAATTGCTGCCGGATTTAAGGTAGATGCCAAAGTCGATGGGGTAGATGTATTAGCGAATTCAACCACTGCACCTGCTTGTATAAAACCCCATGCTTCATATAAACCGCCTGCTACATTATTTGTGGTGAGATCGTTTACAAGAGCTACTGCGGCACCGCCCACTGTATTTGCAAAATAGCCTGTATCGTTTTTAAATTTTATTGGACTTGTTTGCCAATATAATGGTGGTGCTATATCAGTTGAAGTGGGAATTAAATCTAATAATGATCTTCCTGTAGGTTGTGTTATCGATGGATTTACTCGAATAGTAGATTCAAATTGTGGAATATATTCATCATAGAAGAATGCCGAAACTCTCGAATTTCTTAGCATCTCTTGAATTGTGTTTATTAGAATTTGCTCAATCGTTCCCGAATTTGAAGCATCTTTAATAACTTCTTGTAATACGTTTTGATTATCTCTATATAAAGCCCCATCTTGTCCGAATATAATTAGATCTCTATGGAAACCAGTTGGATCATTTAAATCAATATAACGACTCTGTCCACTATAGGTACGATCCAATGCTTGAATTTTTGCAATTTGATTTCCGTATATTAATGGAAGAACATTATAATCACTTCCGTTAACCATACGCGATTGTGTTGAAAATACATCAGGAGCACGAAGTTTAATTTGTTCGTTTGTTTCAGTTGCTGCTGCATTACCGATAGTCTGCTCAAGATTAAATACAATACGTAGTGTATATTCTTGTTGATCTGAACCAATATAAGGAATATTAATTTGTAATCCTTGTGCATTATCGGGTCTTATAACAAGAGCTTGATTTGCGCTAACACGAACCCATGTTCTAAATAACCCAGTCGGTACATTACCAAAGTTGCCATCAGCGAAACGAATAGTTATTGTATCGTTGGCTCCGGAAATTACCGAAAAGATATTTCTTTGAGCAAACTGGATACTGTTGTAAATAATATTTTCACCTGCGATTGCTGGAACTTTTAACCATTTAGTTAAAACCTGTCCACTCTGATCTGTTTCTTGTACATAGACATCATCTTGATTTATATTTTGAATATCAACAGGAAATAATCTATTAGGTACAGGAAATTCAAAATTGCTATCTATATTAAGAAGATTACCTTGCTTAAAATATAAGAAGAAACCTGTATTGGAGGACGAGACTCCGAGGCTATCATTTCTATATATAAAATTGAATGCATTTGCAGGATCCGGATCACGTTCAAATATTGTTTCATTCGTTATGAAATCTGGATTACAGACATCAATTGGGTATTGTTGCCCACTGATACTGACAGATACTGGATAAGTGACATTTAAGTTTATAATATTGTTTAATTGGTATAGATCAGTAGGAATACCGCCAATTGTACCGCTCTTTGTCGGACGCCCAAATGGGTTAAGTGTACTGAATGCTGCGTTGCAGATTTGTACAAATTGATCGAACCAATCGGGGTTATTAGGATCATTCCAATATATAGCGGAATCATTAATATTAACACCATTGGCATCAGTTAACGGCTGGTTTGTTTGTACTGCTGCAATTTTGAATAGTCCACTAGCAGGAATATTTCTGCGAGGAACATAATTAACCATTTGAGCAAGACGAATAATACTTTCTCTGCGCTCGGCTGTATCAATAAAGTTTTCACGACTATTTAAATCTGTTCTAAATGCAAGGCTTGTTCCGAAATATGCTAGTAATTCGATAATTGCAATAAATTCAGAACTTTCAATGTAATCATTGAAATCTTCAGGATAATAAGTCTGAATATAATTGATCAAGGCTTGTTTTAAAGTATCAAAGTCATATGCGGTATAATCAATAAATTGATATGCCTTAAAGATTTTCTTATAATCTTCTGCTGCGAATAGATTTGATTGGCGGATTGATTCTGACATTAGAAAGTCTCTCTATCTTTAAGGCTAAATGTGACAAACATATTATCGGTGATTGATTCGGGTTTAAATAATAGAATCATAATTACATTTAATGCCTGATCTTCTTGATATATATCAACTGATACTAAGTCAACACGTGGTTCGGATTGAATTACTCTTACAGCATCTTCGACAATTAGGTTTTTTGTATATTCATCGAACGGATCGAATAGATATTCGTAAATTTGTGTTCCAAAACTAGGCAACATTAATCGAGAACCTATCGGCGTAGCAAATACATTTTGGATATCTCTTTTAATCAATTCAATATTATTTAAATTGTAAGGGGGATTAGGTTGTCCTACGGTATTGAATCCAACAAAAAAGGGCTTACGTGAAATACGTTTTGGTTGTACTAGTCCGATTTGATTTGATGCCATATAATTCTCTTTCTGTTATTTATCAAGAGAATTATATAGAGTTTTTATTATGGTGGAAATTTTATCCCACATCCGGTAGGATCTACATCTTGTACAATCATCATGATAATATTTGGTCCTCTGCGACCAACCTGTGTAAACCATTTTGAATCTCTGAGGGATTGTCCTGCGAGATTATAATTGCCCGCCTTCATAGCTGCGATAAATCTAACAAATTTAGATAATCCTCCTTCTCCTAAGTTATAACATAGGTCAGCACATGCTCTCTTTCGTGTATCTGTTAAATCACCCCAGACATCGATTCCTAACAGGCGTTGAGCGCCGGAGATTGCTATTATACAATCCTGATCTAGCCATGAATTTACTTGATCTAGTGTAATAGGCGTTCCAATAGGAAAATTTGGTTTTTCATTAGTTCTCATTAAATGGGCGACGCCACCGCAGATTCCGCCAGGCAATACAAGATCGGGATAAGAAATAAATTTTATACCTTCATGAAATTTAAGCTGGCATTTAAGAGCATCCATATTGATATCTTTTGATACCACACTTTCTGTTGATGGTGTTGGCGGTAATTTTGTATTATTCGCTCCTGGATCTGTATTTGTATCAGGCTGAGTTCTGCTACTATTACCTGCACCTCCCGACCCTTGATATGTCTTTGCACCTTCTGTCTCTGTAGGAGAATATCCTGTGATACCTTTAAATGTAAATGTTTCATGTTCGGGACACGGTTCATATGTTGGAAATACACTTGTCGTTGTCTGCAACGATTCTGAATTTCTTTTGAATTTAGATACAGGATCGGCCCACGTTGCAAGAATATTAGCTTTCTCAACGAGTTGTTTAACTTCGGCTGGTGTAACGGATGGCGGAACTGGAATATTTACAGATGGACCTGCAGAACCTGCAGAACCTGTTATACCTGCGCCTGGACCGGGTTGAACTCCCATAAAGTGGCCGTATACATTTCCGGAAAAACTGCCGGTTGCTGCACTTACTCCACCACTTGTACTTAAACTTCCAGCATTCAATGAACTATTCACGCCTAATGTACTACCGAATTGAACTGTTGAAGTAACATCTAATGGTCCACGAATTTTTACAGAGCCTACATTCTTAATACTTGGTGAGGTTAAGTTGTATTCTCCATCGGCACTTATATCTATAGTGCCAGTAACCTTTAACTCTAGATTATTACCAACTGTAATATAAGAATTATTCTTTACTGTTGTATGAGTATTGTTTAATGCCTGTGTAACAATATTACCGCCCTCGCCATTGCCTTCGCCTACATATTTCCAGTAAGGAATGGTTGATGGTTTAGGAATATTGTTTATATCATATGTAAATGATGTTGTAGATTCGATTGTATCTTTAGCTGCCTTCATAAAAATATTTTGGCCAGCTTCTATATTAATGTTTCTATCAGCACGAATGTTAATATCTTTCTGCGCCCTCATAGAAATGCTTGTTGCGCCGAATACATCTACATTACCTTTTTGGTCCATTTGAACCCAGGCTGTACCATCACGATTTATTAAATAGACAAATCCATTCGTTTCGTCGAGTCTGATTTGTGCTCCGGATTTTGTTGTAAGTTGAACATATTCTGTATTTGTGCCATCATCCATGATGAAGGATGAACCACCTTTTCTTCTAATATTAGAAGGTGATGCTGTAGAATCTATAACAGGGCCCGGAGTAATAATACCAAATACTTTACTCGGTGATTCTCTGCGTGCGCTCGAATTTGTTATCCCTCGACCATGATCTGTAATTAATCCCTGATTTCCTAATCCTTTAAATTTTGTTTCTTCGTATGGTTTTGTTGCAGAATCTGGTCTAGTTACTCTTGTGTCCCATTTATTGTATTCTGCTACCGGAACATCCTTGCCATTATATTGATAATTATTGCTATCTGCCGCCATACCAGGGACCATATTGTTCATAAATTGGTCATATAAACAACCAATCCATATTCCCTTTGATGTATCTCCGTTTATAAACATTACAATAACTTTATTGTTTATATCCGGTGGTATCATCCACATACCATATGAGGTTTGGGTTCCATTAAATACTGATAGGTCAGTTTTACTAGTTGTATCTACATTTGTTGCACCTGCAAATGGAGAACAATAGTTTACAACTAACCACCCATCCTCATCATATGGTGCAGAACCTAGTTCCGGTATCCATACACGTAGACGCCCATTTTTTTGAACATCTACAGAATCCTTTACGAAACCTATGAATACTCCGTTGAGAACAGGGATTCTGCCTAATGGTTGAAGTTGTTCATTACTAGTTGGTCTTGTTGACCGTGCATTAGAATCTAGATATGCCATTTATTATCCGTAGATATTAGGTAGACCGGGTAATATATTCGGTCTGACAGTGGGTACATTTGATAGAGCTACTTGTGTTAATCCGCCCGGTGTTATTGATTTTCCTATATTAGCTAATCCGTTGGTTATGTTAAGCGTGCTTCCCATAATTTTCGGCTCTTTAATAGATGTACCTGGAATATTAACTTTATTTACTGAATCGGCTGGAGAAGTATTTACATCCGATTTCTTAGTATTAGATTCAATTTCGTCTATGAAGTTTATAATATTTAAGTTATAGTCCATTAAACAACTTAATTCTTGGCGAAATAATCCATTTTCAAATTTATTTACAATTTCTGTAACTTTGAATACTCCACTAAACATTTCAACATCTGAAAAGGGATCGACACTATCCGGATTTTCATCAATATTAAATACACGCGGCGATCTAAACCTTACAATAATAAAATTATCTGTTCCATAGATATTAGCAGAATCTTTCCATCTAGTATGACCAGTTTTTATATTATCTATAGCTTCACTGGGGTTGTTTTCATATTTTAGTGAATTATAAATTCTAGCATTTGGATCAGATGTAGGGGGTGGAAATAACCAGAACGGATCTCCTTTTATAAGAAGAGATGTATGAGCAAAAGATACATCAAGTGGACTATGTAATGCTACTGCGAACATACTAGATAATTTTTGAAGACCTGAATTGCTATTAGATTCTATGCCCATGAATTGGCGCTGATGCATAGTATCGGCTCTTGCAACCGGTCTTAGTCTTCCTTTGATTGCTTCTACATAATCAGAATAGGCCTTTCGTGCTTCGGGACCTTTAATATTAACATCAGAAATAAAACTTAAATTTTGATCTGTAGTTTTTTCTTTAATTGGTGTTGCAATACTTTTTGCTTGAAGTTTAGCTCTTGCCCATTCGCCGTCTAAATCTATTCCACCTTGTTGTTGAGCCGTGGTTAAGAAATTAGTTATATCTTCTGGTTTCTGAAAACTTAATAACCTTATATTTCTTTTCTTTTCATCATCGCTTATATTAGCAGCAATATTAGAATCTGTTGCTTCCTTTATAGCGGCTTGTGCCACAACAGAATTTGCTGTCTCGGCATTATTTTGAAGTGATATTGCTGTTCTAATCTTATTATTTAATGCGCCTTCTTCTTCTGAATGGTTTTGATTAACCGGGCCCTTATCACTCATTGCTGTATTAAAATAAATTCCATTCATTCGATTAATAGATGATATAAATGCATTATTAATCTTAATATCGAAATTAACAATTTGATCATTTAATCCAGTAAATATATAATTGTATTTCTTTTTTAAGATGCTCTTTTTAATATACGTCATTAATCTTTTTCGTTCAGCAGTAATCGAATCTGCGCCTGCTGTATCCTGAAACGTATTAACATCTAATACTCCGAGATCATATTTTACAATAAATATTGTGAATTCTCTAGCATAGTTATTTTGCATCGGATCGAATTTCAAAGGCCTGGTTTCTGTAATAATTCTCCATAACTGTTTCATCTGACTTTTTTCTTGTGGCATAGGCACGCCATTGGCTCCTGGTGTAGGTGCATTTAATATTAGGGTTTGATATTCATCAGTATTAGCCAATAAATTATCAATCACTTTATCGATAGATGTTCCTGCAGGTACTTGAAGATTCTTACCTTCAAAAACAGATGTACTATTATTTCTGTAAGAATTTGTATTATTGTTATTTGGTGTGATATTAAATATACCTATAGTAGGATCAACTATAATCTTATATGAATCTGGAATACTACATGTTCCTAACATTCTATAAATTTGATCTCCGTTTAGTTTATTTTGTAGTTTTGTCATAGCATCTTGAAAGTTAGATAAATTATTTAATACCACAGGATGTTGTAAAACATAATTCGCATTACCTTGAGCTAATTCATCATATATAATCGCTGAAAATTCATATCTAGTACCTACTGTGGTAACATTGGCTTTAATTTCATTGAGTTTTAAAGTCCATAACCATCGTAAGTTACCAATTGGTCCGGGTGTACCGTCATCTGCTGCCGAAGTTTCTGGTGATCTACCTTTGAATTGTAATTGTAGATAGAATGGCATTACATTCCAATTACCTATTCCTAACGCAAGTGCTTCATAGAATATTTTATCCACTAGTCCTGCACCAGACGGTTCTACAATTTCAAACTTTACACTTGTCGATGTTCCTGTTCCACATTCAACAGATGGTGTTGTTATACTCCTGATTTCAACTTTGTCTATGGTTAAATCAGAAACACCAGATTCAGCAATAATTATCTGTGAATTTGTATCAAATACTGCTCCTGTCGATGATGCTTCGGGTGTTGTAATGAATAACTTCCAATGATATGTTACAACATCATAATTATCGAGTATATTAGGTACAAAAGCGGTACTAAGATTGATATCTGATTCGGCCTTAGTTGGAGGAGTAACAACTATATTATTTGTATCATGTGTGAATACCGGCCCAGATAATCCCTTAGTAGGACTTTTAATACCCAATAATGCTGTATTGGTAGAACTAATATCAACCTTAGAAATAACATTAGTTAGGGCATTAGTTGTATTATTAGTAATATTGTTTAGCGGTTGTTGAGTAACCGACATAAAATCATTTGGATTAGCCATAATTTATTGTTTTAATATATTTTGAGGAACATAAATTTCTATTCCTGCAAGAAAATCATTTATCGGATCAATAATTAAATCTGGATTTCTTATGCAGAATACCCACCATAATCTAGGAGTTCCGTATTCTTGTTGACTCATAAGATCCGGCCGTTGATTAAATTCTGGAGGAATTAATACAATTTTATCAAAATCACTACTTGGAATGTTTCTCGGAGCCCACAAGTCTAGATACCAATTTTTAATTGGTGTTAAAGAATATTGACTTGTATCTTTTGAATTTTGTGCCATTAGATATATCCTTTACCAACTAATTTGCCCATTCTAAAATCATCAAGATTAAATTCATTTCTTAGTTTAATAGGAATATACTGGGTATCTAGTTCGATAGATACGGTCATGTGAGTCGGAACAAATGTGAATCCGCTAGAATCATACTTCGATAGATCGACAGCTATATCTGGGGAGAATGAATTAAAATTTGACGTATTTACTGGGACATAATCTATATTAGCATCATAAGTATAATCAAAGAATTTCACAATAACCGGAACATTATTAAACTGATATTCTCCTAGATAATTAAATAATAGTGTGGGAGGAGGAGTTCCTGCTTTATTATATGGATTCACTCCAAAATACATTTTCGTAACGGACCTAAAGAAGTGTATCACCGCTAATAAATATAATGCTTCATCGTTTGTCTGAGCAGTGAATTCGGCAGTAATACTGATAGGTTTAGGGAAAGATCTAATAAAAGCATTATAGCCATAATTGGAGTGAATAAAACTTGTTGGATCGTACTCTGTTACGTATCCCGATGTTATTGATGGGGTATATGGAAACAGAACACCACTTGTATTATACAATGGATATAAAAGGTTAGATGAACTTTTAGGACCGAGAATACTAAGAGATTCTTTGCCCAGACTCTTTGGTTGTAATCTTGCTCTAAAATCCTGTTGTGGCATATATGATATTCTCCTATCTTGCTTATTTATCATGGTTATTAACAATAGTTTTTATAACGAAATCCTTGACTGCTCGAGATAGATGTGCTACACTGAACGAAATCCTATAGGAGAAAAATTTAATGACACCATTTTTAGAGGAAGACGACATGCTCGACGAACCTGAGATGATTACAATAGCCCCAATCAAGAAAATTAATTATCTTAATAACAAAGACATGTTGAGAGAAATTCATCGTAGTAAAAATTCATTCTGCGAATATATAGATCAGAAGTATAGTGACTATGATATAATTGTTGAAAATCTTCAAGAAATTTATTTAACAGATGTACAAGAAAAAGCAAAGGCTACCAGGGCGGCGAGATTAGCCGCAATTGCATACGAAGCGGCTTTATTTGCTAATCCGGGATTATCAAAAGCAGATAGACCTAAACTTTCTGAATTTAAAATTAAATCAGACACTATTCCTGTAGATGATTTAGTTTTTCGTGTTTTAGGCTTTGATCATATTCCACTTGCACCGGGCAGAAAGAAGAATCCAAAAAGTGTTGCAGATAGTCATATCAAATTAAATTTTTTCCCGTTCAAGCATTTCATAATTGAAAACGGTGTAGCTAAAGAAGTAGGACGATCACATTCTAAAAATGGTAAATTTAGTCTCGAACGTGGATCAATTACAAACAAACTAGCGAAAATGTTTATCCTTATGGTAAACAAATATGGACAGCGTGGAAATTGGCGTGGATATACATATTTAGATGAAATG